CACCCGGAATACATCGAACTTTTGAAAGGTATCCGAGACGCGGTCGAGATCGAGGAGGAGCTTCGATGGAAGCTGATCGCCGCCCAGGCCAGGGTGGATGTATGGCGCTCAGAGCAGGCCAATTTGCGCACCGAAGGGAAGGTGACGGTATGAGCATGCAAACCGACTGGGAGGCCTTTGCAAGGCTCCAGGGGCTCAATCCCAAATCCAAGGGGCACTTTTACATGGCCTTTGTCGCAGGCTGGCAGGCCGGTATGAACGACGCAAAAAAGACGGTGAAGGAGGGCGAAGAGTGGAAACTGCTGGACAACGATCAAGCATGAGCGCTATGCAACTGGCGCTTGAGGCGCTGGAGTCAGACAACCCAGACATCCAATTAAGAGCAGCGATAGCCCTGCGCCAAGCATTAGAGACAGAGCAAGAGCCGGTGGCGTGGATATCAGAGGGCGGCGATGTGTCTCGTAGTAAACGGTATATGGATGAAATGGGATTTAAATGCAACCCCCTCTACACCGCACCACAAAAGAAGCAATGGGTTGGGCTGACACTAAATGAAGCAGAAGAGTTCTACGATAAATACACCGACAGAGCGGAGCTTATAAACGCCATAGACAGTTTCCTTGAGGAAAAGAACACATGAGCACACTACCCAAAGCCCTGCGGCTGGCTGATGCTTTGGATGAACTTGATCGACAGTTCAGTCGAAACGGCCTGTGCGGTGATGCAGCCGCCGAACTGCGCCGGTTGCACGAAGCATTAGAGACAGAGCAAGAACCGGTGGCGTGGATTACCGATGGTGGCAAGGGGGAACTTTGGTGGTATCAATCATCAAAATTTGACGAAGAAGGCAACCTGATCGGCCCCAATCCAGATGACATACCCCTCTACACCGCACCACCAAAGCGTGAATGGGTTGGTCTGACTGATGAGGACATGGAAGCACTTTTCTTGAATGAGGACGGTGTGAGGTTTGCCCGATACATCGAAGCCAAGCTAAAGGAGAAAAACGCATGACGGACGAAGACCTGTTGAGGTATGCCGCAAAAGCGGCGGGGTATGTTGAGCCAACCATGTATAGGCCGAAGACGAACTGTCTTTTGTGGGTCGGGAAGGAGTCCGGCGCGTCCATATGGAGTCCATTCCGCGACGACAAAGATGCTTTTCGCTTGATGGTCGATTTAGACATCGGCGTTCATCACGGCTGGACATTTGCCGATGAGAAGGTGCCGTATGCAAATGTATGCGCCCAGCATATCCCGTCAATGATTGAGGTCGGGGAGATAAAGGGCGATGACCCAAAAGCCGCAACTCGCCGCGCCATCGTCAGAGCCGCCGCTGAGATTGGCAAACTGAAGGATAAGAACCATGAACAGCCATGAGGTTCTTGCGCTTGCCAAGAAGGCTGGGGTAATGATCTCGGGTCGTCCAGAATTTGAGGAGTCGGTTAAGCAGTTTGGCAAGCTGATCATCAAGCGTGTAGCGCCAAGGCCGTTAACGCCAACGCAGCTTGCATACCTTGAGGCACTTAAGGATTGGAAGTCGCTGCAAGACTTGGCCGACGAGTTCAATTGCACTCCGCAAAACGCCCTGAAGATGATAAGGGCGCTCGAGGGAAGGGGGCTGATCAGCAAGACCTCGCTGTTCAAACGGCGCCTGGATCGCGGGGCCTGGGCCTACTACTACCGAAAGAATTAAATGAGCGATAAGAACATATGGACGCGCAGGTATGAGATCGACAAGGCGCGACAGGAAAAGATGAAAGAGGTCATGGCCGAGTACGACCGGAAGGTCTACAACCCAGCAAGGAGGCAATTGGTCGAGGACTGCGAAAAGGAAGGACATACCCAGGGAAAGTTCCACGACAACGGATGGGGCTGGACATGGTGGTGGTGCGGCAAGTGCGGGGCATCGTTCAACAAGGAAAGATCATGAAATCAGACACGACAACGCTCGTTTTGGGCGGCGCTTTATTCGGATTGGTGTATGCGGTGCTTGCCTGGGCGATGCTATGAAGCATGTAGCAGGCATTTGCGAATGGCGAGATCCGGAAGAAGACCCGCCCCCGCTTGGCTCGAAGATGCTGCTGCTTAACCCGGCGGGCGTTGCCTGCATCGGAACCTGGAGCCGAGTATTTATCGCTTGGGCGCCGTTGCCCAAGATTCCACCGAACGTCAAACAAAAACTGGAGAATAGTTATGAGAACCTGGGCCAATACACCCGCAATGCGTGACGCCTATCGAGAATGGTACGAGAGCACCGGCATCAAGGACCAAACGCTTGCGAACTGCTGGCAGGCAGCCTGGAATGCGGCACTCAAAAAGCGCGTGGCCAGTAAGCAGCAGGACCTCTTCGGCGTGTCTTCCTTGGCCTTTGCGAGGTCGACCGATCCAGACACCAGCCAGGACGCTGCCAAGTCCTTTGATCCGACAGCCTTGGAAGCGAAGGTCCTCGAGGTTATCCAGTCTTACGGTCAAAACGGCTGCATCAAGGACCAGATCCTTAAGCACTTCCCTGCTGATGCTGCTCCGACCGTTACGCCGCGCTTAGCGCCGCTTATGCGCAAGGGTTGGATTGAAGACACTGGAGATCGCAGGAAGGGCAACAGCGGCCGCAATCAGCGTGTACACAGGGCTATTCGATGACCAACAACGAGAAGCAGTGGCTCAACGACCTATCGGAGATCGGCTGCATCCTTTGCGCTCACCTGGGTACACCAGGGACCCCGGCCGAGATCCATCACCCTCGATCGGGGGTTGGCATGGGCAAGAAGGCTACGCACTTCGAGGCCATCCCTTTGTGCCCGGAGCACCATAGGGGAAAGACGGGCGTACACGGCCTGGGAACCAAGGGATTCCCCAAGCATTACGGGATTACGGAGCAGGACTTGCAGGCCAAGGCAGCGCTGATGGTCGGCACTCTTCGGGCGCAACGTACCGTTCGTCGGCTGGATAAAGAAAATAAGCCAGGAGGATAAAAAACTGTGCTGTAATCCTATCCACAGCAAGTCGCTGTGAGAAACAGGAGAAACCAAATGCAAACAGCAAGCCTTGTAAACAGCCTCTACAGCCGCATGACAGTCGGTGAGCCAGCGCCCTACGTTGGTATGCCAGCAACCTTGCTTTCCTGGACCGATCGCAACCCCTGCACGGTTGTCGAGGTCAATATGGCCAAGCGCTACATTGTCGTGCAGGACGACGATTACAAGCGCGTTGACTCCAACGGCATGAGCGAGTCGCAGCAATACGAGTACACACAAAACCCCGACAACTGCAAGCGGATCTTCCGCAAGATGAAGAACGGACAGTGGGCCCAGCACTTCATAAACCCCGAGACCAATCGCCTCGTTAAGTCGGAAGGCTGCGGCCTTCGCCTCGGTGAGCGCGAGAAGTACCACGACTTTTCGTTCTGACTGCCATGATGATCTACTGCGACTACATTGCCGCGCTCGTTCTGGAGTCCCTGGAAAGGGACCCAAACGGGCTCATGAAGGACCCTTCCGGTATCGAGTTGGACCTTACGCCGGAGGGTGCATACCTAAGTTCTAAGAAGATCGTCCGCGTCCAGGGTGAGAATGGCCGCAAGTACAAAATCACCGTGGAGATCGACGATGGACGATAAAAGACTGCGCCTTCTAGCTTCGGAAGCAGGCCTTAAAGACACGATCGAGGACGTGGCATACATCGCCTACCTGAAGGATCTCGATCGGTTTGCAAACCTGCTGCTGAGCATGGAAAGGGACTCGGTATGCAGGATTATCGACACGGCGCAGATCCCGAAAACGGAAGCCGAGCGGATTAAAAAAATGATCAAGGAGCGCATATGAACGACCCGACCGAGCTTTATAACGCCGTCCGCGAGATGGTGAAGGACCCAAGTCTTACGACCAGGGAAATAGCCGAGAAGACCGGCTATAAGCAGCAGTATGTCAGCCAGCTACGCAGGCGGCACAAAGACAACGAGGCGTGGAAAGCGGCTCGAGAAAGAAAGCAGCGGGAAGAATGGCAAAAAGAGCAGGACAGGATCAAAGGCCTGATCGCTGAGGCGGTGGCCAAGGAGCGCGAGGCCTGCGCAAGGCTATGTGATATTGCGGTCGAAAACTTCACCAGCATATCGCTGCAAGTCGACGACCATGACGGGATCGTTATGGAACACGCGAACACTTGTAATCACTTGGCCACAGCTATTCGAGCAAGGGGTCAAGCATGAGCGGCGACCACAACGCGCACCAAAAGCCAAAGTCGTACCTGGAGAGCACGGGTCTGATGGGCAAGCTCGAGGCGGACGATGCTCAGACCTGGGCCGCGGTTGCGATGATTGTCAACCGGGAGAAAGTGGCCAAGTGGATGATCAGCCGCGGATATGCGACCGGCCATGGCGACACAATCGAGGACCTGCTGAAAGAGTTAGATTGGCAGATTGAAGAACGCATTAGAAACGCGAGGGGAAAATAAATGGAAGGCATGCTCGGATTCGCATTTACAGCCTGGGTAATCCTGGCTTGGTTAACGCACGTCATTGTCTCAATCCAGGGCGCCAAGTGGCTGCTGTTGATTGCTGGGGCGATTGTATTCCCGGTGGGCTGCGTCCACGGCACAGGCATTTGGTTCGGGGTGTTTTGATGGACCGCGAAGAAATAATCCGCATGGCGCGGGAGGCTGCGTTCTCTGAACCAGCACACCCATTCATTACTTGGGGCGCAAGCGACGAACAGCTTGAACGCTTCGCTGCCCTTGTCGCCGCCCATGAGCGTGAAGAGTGCGCGAAGGTGTGTGACAAATGGGAAGAAGCCTTAGGGAAGTATTACGCCAAGGGTTTAACAGAGCTATGCGCATCAGCCATACGAGCAAGGGGGCGGGCATGATCTGCCCTTACTGCCGAACCCCAAAGGGTCAGGGGTACAAGACCAAGATCCTCGAGACCCGAACATTCTGGAACCCCGAAAGGCATTATTACTTCGTAGAGCGCCGCCACAAATGCAAGCAGTGCGAAGAGGAATTCTGGACCGAAGAGCGATCACCCAAAGTAAAGGAGCAAACATGAACCAAGATCTTAAAAAGCAAATCATCAAAGACCTGGAGAGCAAGCGCATCAAGGGCAAGCAGTACGCCTTCGACGTAGATAAGCTAACCGCATATGTCCAGCAGCTACTCGACGAGGAGCGGGAAGTCTGCGCAACCCTGGCCGAGCCGGTGGGCATGTTCGGCGTGTCGGACCTTATCAGGATGAGGATGTACAAACAGCCCGAAGCGGGAGTACAATAGGGGCGTTTTCTGTGTGTCTCCTGGTTGTGGGTCCTTCCCCTCACGACGTTACCCCCTTCCACAGGGGGTTTTTTTCGTGTATCCTAAAGGTAAGTGCTTGATTTTTGAAGGAAAATCAGAATGCCAGCAGGAAGACCGACCGACTACGATCCCAAATATTGTGAACTGGTTATTGAGATGGGCCGCCAAGGTAAGAGCAAGGCCCAGATCGCCGCGACCATAGGGGTGACGAGGAAGACTATGTGGACTTGGTGCTCCGTCCACGAAGAATTTCTAAACGCCATAGAGTATGCAGAGGAACTAGCCCTCCAATGGTGGGAGGACATAGCCCAGGATCACTTGAAGCAGACCAAGGATGGCGTGACCCTGAACACCTCGCTCTGGTCCCGCTCGATGGCCGCAAGATTCCCCAAGGACTACACCGACCGGACTAAGCACGAGATCACCGGCAAGGATGAAGGCCCCGTACAAGTGGACATGGTGATGGACGTCGCACAATCCCTGATCGATGAATTGACCGGCATCCGCCAGAATGCTGACAGCAAGTCAAAGCAAGCGGATTGAAGCCAAGCTTGCCCTGCACCAGGAGGCGCTGAAGAAGCTACCCCCGGAAGCAGCGGCAGCCTTCAGAGCCCGGATGAAATGGCTCATGAGGGCGCACAAGCACCAGATCCCGCCCAAGGGCAATTGGTGGACGGTATGGCTCTTACTCGCGGGTAGGGGCGCAGGAAAGACCAGGACAGCCGCCGAGGACGTATGGCATACAGCCTGGACGACGCCGAACATCCGCATCTTGATCTCAGGACCGACCTCGGCAGACATCCGCGACACGATGATCGAAGGCGAGTCAGGCCTGCTCAACTGCATGCCCGAGGAGATCCGGGTCAAGTACACGAGGAGCCTGCACGAGATCGTCCTTACGAACGGCTCACTGATCAAGGGCATACCGGCCTCGGAGCCTGAGCGCTTCCGGGGTCCGCAATGGCACCATGCTTGGTGCGACGAGTTGGCAGCCTGGGAATACCTCGATGCAGCCTGGGACCAGATCATGTTCTCGGTCCGCCTGGGTGATAAGCCGCGGATCGTCGTAACCACCACGCCAAAACCTAAGCCGCTGATCATCGACCTGCTGAACCGAGACGGCGAGGACGTCGTCGTCACGCAGGCTTCGACCTACGACAACCTTGCCAACCTTGCCGGGACGTTCAAACAGCAGATCTTGCAGTACGAGGGCACCTCCCTGGGCCGCCAGGAGATCCACGCCGAGATCATCGACCCCGAAGAGGCTGGGATCATCAAACGCGCCTGGATCAAGCTATGGCCCTCAGATAAGCCCTTTCCGCGCTTTGAGTTCGTGGTCCAGTCCTATGACGGCGCTTATACCGAAAAGACCATCAACGACCCCTCGGCCTGTAGCGTATGGGGGATCTTCAAGCCCAGCGAAGACAAAGGCTTTTGCGCCATGCTGATCGATTGCTGGGAAGAGCGCTTGCAATATCCTGACCTGAAGGAGAAGGTAATTGAAGACTTCGGCACGGTTTATGGCGACCCCAATGAATTCGGACAGGGCAAGAAGACTGACATGGTTCTGGTTGAAGACAAGTCCTCCGGCATCTCCCTCCTCCAGGACCTGGGGCGTGCCCACATACCCTGTCGGTCATACAATCCCGGCGGAGCGGACAAGGTCCAACGGGTCAACCTGATCGCCCCGCTGATCAAGGCCGGACGGGTGTATATTCCGGAGAGCACGAAGAACGAAGGCCACCCTCGATCTTGGGCTGAGCCCCTCGTCAATCAGCTTTGCGCCTTCCCTGAGGTCAGGCATGACGACCTCGTGGATACAACGTCCCAAGCCCTGCGCGTGCTGCGAGACATGGGATGGCTTGTCATTGATCCTCCGCCGCCGGATAATGACGACCAATACCCCGAGGACCGGCCTCGGCGGGTCAATCCTTACGCGGTTTAGGGACCACCATGCCAAACCCACGCGCCCAGAAGAATCCGACGTTCATCCCCCAGGCCCTGCAAGGCCTAGCCGACATGGGCCGCGGTGCGGTACGAGGCGCCTTAGCAGAAAGCTTAGGTACGGCAGGCGACCTTACCCAGGCGCTGAGCAACATCAAGACGGCAGGCTTCATGCCAGCCATGCTTGCAAGGGGCCTACAAGGGCCTACAAGCGAAGAAATGAGCCACGCCTTACGAGGCATGACCCCGAACCCTTTAACGCAGCCTGACCGCGCTCACACGGCCCAGATGGGCCAGACCTTCGGTTCGGTCCCTGCATCGATGGCTGGAGGGGCTGGGACCAATGCTGCACTGCAAAAGATGGCAGGCAGGCTAAACAACATGCAGAAGGTCGAGTCCATGATGCCCAAGGCGCCCAAGCCGGTAGCCGAGGTGCTCAAGGGGCCCGAGCCCGACTTCATGCGCGTCTACTCTGGCCAGCGTATCCCGATCGAGGGCAAGTTTGACATCATGAGGGCAGATCCCCATGCCTCGATGGGTCGCGCCTTTTACACGGCAGAGCTTCCCCGGTACGCCAACAAGTTCACCGGCAATCAGCCTGGAGCTAACGTCACGCCTGTCGACGTTGATCGCAACCGGATGCTGATGTTCGACAAGATGTACGACACGCCCCAGGGCCAAATGGAAGGCCTTGACTACTACGACATGCTGCGCAGGCAGGCCATGGTCAAGCCTGGGATCGGCAAGGATATGATCCGCCAGGAAATCCTCGACGCTGGATTCGCCGGGACTCAAATGCCCAACGCAACGGGAAAGGCTTATGCAATCTACGACCCGAGCGTGGCCCAGGACATGTCTGGTCGCGGGTTTGCACGCGGCGGTCTGGTAGACGGCTCGAGCAATGACGACGCAACTGGAGGTCAGGGCTGGAGAGCGGCTCCCGGCATGGCTGCTGGCGGAGTTCCCTATAAAGGTCTTAATCCCATGGCGACAGGCCTGGGCCAAATGAGACAGCAGTCCGTAGCAAGGGATGCAGCTTCGAACCTGATGGCCCAAAACCGAGCCGCTCAGTTTGCCAACCAAGACGCGCTCCGCCTGCAACGGCAAAACCAGTTGGCAGCCGCTAAGACCGCACGCCTGAATGCCCTGGCACCCAAGCTGTCGACCTACGTCCCGCCTCCTGCTGCGCCTGTCGTTCAGCTACCTCTGGGCAATACGACAACCGCTGGTTCCGTAACCGATACAAGCGTGGATGCGGCATCGGCCTTGAATCCTAATTATCAGGCTGACATGGATGCCATTCGAAACGCTGGCGCTCGAGGCGGCCTCGTAAGCATGGCAGGCGGTGGTTTGGCCAAGAAGGCCGCTGATAAGGCTTTTAAGGCCCTTCCTGGTCAAAGCTTCCAGGGCAAGACTGGTTTGTCGGTATTGTCACCCGACGAGGAAGCAAGGCGCCTTATCGCGAAGATGGATCAGCCTTCGATTGAAGACGTGCTCAAGACTGTCGAAGAGCCCAAGCCCGTTACCGCAGCCCAGCGTGCCGCGGCTGGAAGGGCTGCCGCCAAGCAGATCGCAGCCACGCCGGTCCAAAAGCTTTCGGAGGTGCTGGGCAATCTGAACATTGAGGGTAAGGGCTCGATCGGAGCAAGCCAGTCCGACCGCACAAAAGTCGGAGGCGGAAATATTGGGGGAGGGTTGTTTTCGGCCATTCAGCATGCTGACCCGCTTTACGAGGGCAAGGCATGGGGCGTAGGTAATATCGCCACCGCCAGCAAGCTTGCATCGAACTTTGCCGATCCCAACAAGTTCTTTACTACTCTGCTGGGCTCGGAGCATCAGTTAAAAACCAACCCAATTGTTTTCGAGAAGCTCAAGCGTGGCTTCTTCCAGGCCATAAAAGAAGGCAAGCTCGGGCCTGAGCTTGAAGCCAAGATCAACAAAAACCTTGAGATAACCTTTGGCGAAGGTGCGCAGATCCGCGATCCCCAGGTGTGGAAGCAGGCCGACTCGTTTGAGAGACGCGCCGCTTTAGCAGACCTGATGCTCGGCCAGGGCAAGCCGCCAAAAGAAGGGGGTGTTGCCCTTGGCGGAGAGAAGAGCGGCAAAGGCGTGATCTTTAGGCCGAGCGACATCCTGAAAGCAGAGACCGAACCAATCTTGCTTCACCCCGAGCATGGTGGAACTGTGCCTGCTTACGCTATAGGTCCAAGGCTGGTCCAATTAACCGGCGAGTATTCGGTGCGCCCAGATCTTCATCCGGGGTTTCCGGTGCTTATGGAGGGTAGGGACCTGAACGTCATGTTCAATCCGGTTCCAGGGGAGACGGCGTTTCCGACTTTCGTCGAAGAGCTTGCAACCCCCAGCGCAAAGTACCCGAAGGGCAGGAAGCCTCAGTATTTCGAATGGACGCTTGGTCTTCCCGGAAAGGGCCTGCCTAGTGAACTGGTAACCGATAAGTACCTCAAGCATTTGCAAAAGGAAGGCTACAAGCAGGGTGGCAAGGTTAAGAAGATGCAAGCAGGCGGTAAGGCCATAGTAAGCGGTCTCCAGGCCCTTGCTAAGCCTGCCAAGCAGACCATCACGTCGGCCATCGATCCCACTATGGACATCGCAAGCAGGCTGTCCCAGCCCGATCGCGTCAATCTCCTGCCGATGCCTAGCCGGTGGTTCCTTGATCCCAAGAACAACCCGAACGTGCAAAAGCTTGTCGAGAAGGTCCTCGAGGTCAACAACATGAAGCGCTCGGACTTTTACTCGGGCGCTTTCGTGAACCCGCGTACCGGCGAGGTCATGGACAAGAAGGTCATGCAGGACGTCGGTGTACTGATCAACCCGAATACCGGCAGGCCCATGATGAGCGCCGAGAAGGAAACGGACCTGACGATCGGCGACCGCAAGAAGGGCTCGATCACCAAGTCAAACCTCGTTCGCAAGCAGCTTTACGAGACCGAAGGCGATCCAATCCTCAAGGACCTAGACTTCCTCGTGGCCATCGAGCAATCGGGCATGGGACACAAGTACGGGCTGGCCACTGAGTACGCCACGCCTGCCGAAATGTTCAATACCATGACGGGCGACAACCCGACCCTTAGGCCAAAGAGCCAGGGCGATGTCTTCGGGATCGGCGACATCGTTGGGCGCATGTCCATGAAGTCGAGCAAGATGCCTCACGACGTTTACGAATCCTTACTAATCGCGCCCAAAGGCTCCGACGTCCAGGGCGTCAAGCTGAGCAAGAAGAAGGGCGGCATAGTGAAAGGGCGCAAATGAAACCGATCAACCCGTTCACTGCTAACCTGATTAAGAAGGCTGCGAAGAAGACCTTAACCAAGGAAGAGCGCGACGAGAACCTGAAGAAATTCCTTGAGCCAAGCGCAGTGCAGATGCGCCTTTATCATGGCACGACAGCGACTGAGGGAGGTAAAGGGCAGGAAGCCATTCGGCAATTCAAGCCAAGCAAGGAAGGGGCACTTGGATCGGGCGTTTACATGACCCCCAAGGCTGACTATGCTGGGTACTATGCTGTAATCACTCCATATGGAGCACCTCCATCGACTGGGGGCAATGTTTTGCCTGTCTACGCCCAGATGCGCAACCCATTGGTGATCAATGGCGAGGGCGACCCAATGATCGAAGCGCTGATTAAGTTGGGACTGGATGAGAACAAAGCGTCTCGCATTGTTGAGCGTGCGTACGAGAACAAAGGCTACATCGGCAAAGAAGTCGAGTCACGCGCTAGAGCCGCAGGATATGACGGCCTGATGCAGTATCGAGATGGTGAACTGGCCGAGGTGGTTTCCTACAACCCCAGCGCCATCAAAAGTGCCCTTGGTAACGAAGGCACTTACGACACTTCGACACCCTTGCTTAACAAGGCCGAGGGCGGCCTGATCCGCATGCAGGGCGGTGGCAAGCCACCACCGGGCATTAAACGCGCTACAGACCGCGCCAAGGAAAGCAAGAGCGTATTGCCCGTCGCAGGTGCTAGGCAGGCACGGCAAGCCATCCAGGGCTATCTAGGCATGGACCCAAGCTTCAGCGTCATGGACCCCGAGGCTCAGGCGCTCGAGTCAGCCTACCGCGGTGGCGAGACCGCAAGCGTGCTTGGCGATCTCGTTGCAAGCCTGACGCCATTTGCCGCCGCCTCGGCCGCCGCTAAGGCCAATCAAGTTCCAGGCCTTGCTGAACTGATTGCTTACCATGGCTCACCACACAAGTTCAAGAAGTTCGACGCCAGCAAGATCGGCACGGGTGAAGGTGCTCAGGCTTATGGCCATGGGCTGTACTTTGCTGAGAATCCCAAGGTGGCCAAAGAATATGCCATCAATCTTGCAAACCGTGATCTTGCCAATCAAGGCAGGCTCAATGCCCATGCAAACGCAAAAAGGCTGGCAACGCTTGCTGGCGATCCTAAATATGCCGCCGATGATATTCGGAGCGTATTGGAATTAAACCCAAAGCATGAGCAGGCTGGCTTATTAAAAGCCACGCTTGAGATGCTGGAGTCTGGTGACTATGCAAAGCCGCTCAAAACTCAAGGCTCTCTCTACACTGTAGACATCCCAGATGAAAAGATTGCTCAGATGCTGGACTGGGATAAGCCGCTGAGCCAGCAGCCCAAAGCAGTGCAAGAATTTGCTAAAAGTAAAGACCCAAACCTTGCAAGCAAGGAGCCTCATTTTTTAGCACCTTCAGGCGAAATTTTCCATTGGACAGAACTTCTTGAAAATGTTGACCAATTAAAAGATAAAAAAATGCGAGAGATGTCGCCAAAAATTTTTGGTGGTGGCGAATGGGTTGATTATGGAGATTACTTGTTAAGCAGAACAACGGGCGGCGACTTTTATCGTAGCCTTTCAGCGCCTTCCGAGTGGAGCAAGCAAGCGTCTATTGGCGCAGGAAGAACGGGTTTTGATGATGTAGAGACATCCGCGTTATTGCGTGAAGCAGGCATACCTGGAATCCAGTACCTTGACCAAGCCTCCCGCGATGCAAAGCAAGGCACCCGCAATTTCGTTGTGTTCCCTGGCGAAGAGCAAAGCATCAAGATGCTTGATATTGATGGTGTCCCCCAAAAGGCTGACGGCGGTTTAATTCGCATGCAAGACGGTGGCGACCCCACCCAGATGTTCAACTTCAACCCCATGGCCGCTAAGGCTGCCAAGCAAAAGCAAATGCGCGAGTCTACGCCCGAGACTCCGCTTGGTGCGTTCAGCCGCGGGTTTGCTACGGGCTTGTTTGGTAGCACTGAAGAGCAGGTGCCTTACACCGGCAGCATCATGGAAGGTTCGCCACAGCGCCAGCAATCGCAGGCAAACCTGCGCGAGATTGGCCGCAATGTCGGCGCACTGACAGACATCGG